AAGATAGATGGATAAAAACCCTCAGGAAAAAGGCTCTAATGGTTTCCCATCCCTTGAGTAAAGAGGCTTTATTTTTTGAAATCTTTATTTTGGTTTAACTTTAATGAGGATTAAATAAAATGAGTAGAAAAATCTCACAAGTCTTTCAAGACTTCTATGATGCAGAAGTTAAGAGAGCATACGGAGATGTTTCAAAACTCCAAGATAAGGTCTATACTTCAGGCCGTATTGTTGGAAAACGTGTAGCATTCCGTAAAAAAGGACAGGGTATGGCAACTCGTCATATTCCGGGAGCTGATGTAACAGCTATGAACGTTGACTATAATCAAGTATGGTGCGACTTAGAGGACTGGGAAGCATACGATTATGTTGACAAGTTTGATGCTAAAAAAATCAACTTTGATGAAGTAACTGAACTGGCAGAAGTGGCCGCTGATTGCTTAGGTTTGCGTATTGACCAGATTATCATTGATAAAATGAACGCTGGCTATGATAGTACAAATATGCAGGTTGGCTCAGCAAGTGCCGCTTTAACAGTTGACACTTTGATTGATGCTTGTGAAAAACTTAACGCAAATAACGTACCGGAAACGGATCGCTTTTTTGCTCATAGTGCTTCACAACTCAAAGATTTGCTGAAAACAACTCAAGTAACAAGTGATGACTATAATACAGTTAAAGCTCTTGTTAATGGTACATTAAATACCTATATGGGCTTGAGATTTGTTCTTATTGGCAATCGCTCTGAGGGTGGACTTCCGAAACCGTCAGGAACTTCTGTAAAAGGATTTATCTGGCACAAGAGAGCTATGGGCTTTTCTAAGGCTCAAGACCTTGAAACGTCTATGGATTGGATTCCTGAAAAACGTGCTTATCTCGTTGGTGGCGACTTCTCAGCAGGTGCAGTCGTTATTGATGATAAAGGCATTGTAGGTGTAGTATCTAAGACAGCATAAGGAGGTAATTATGGCTTTTAATCGTGAAAAATTGGCGTGCTATGCAAACAACGCTCGTACTGGTGTAGTTCCGGCTTATTGGAAATATGACAATACTGCCGGCGATACAGTAACAGCTTCAGGGTACTTTGAAGATAATCGTTTATCAGTTAATGATATTATTGAAGTACTGGGTGCAAACCACGCAGAAACAGCTTACTATGTATCTGCCGTAGCAGACGGCAAAGCAACAGTAACCGCTGTATCTTAGTATAAAGGGGAGGGTAACTCCTCCCCGATTTTTTAATAGGAGGTAGATGTGGATACTTATAATGCAAGTGATATTAAATATGCGGCTATGAGTTTATTAGGCAGGACAGATAAACCGAACTTTGTAACATCTACTGAGCCTGATGTTCAAAAGATAAATTTTTTATACCCTCAGATTATGTATCATACACTTCAAAGATACCGTTGGGGGTTTGCTCGTAAATATATTCAATTAACAAAAAGCAGTGTAGAGGGCGGTAAGTATAAGAATAACTTTACGTTACCGGCTGATTTTCTTTATTTGAGAGGTTGTTATTCAGACAGTAATTATAGAGCCTCGATCCGTGAAAGAGATTTGAATGTAGTTGATAACGTTATAAACACGGATAGCGAAACTTGCTTTATTGAATATACAAGGTATGTAGATGAAACAAAACTCCCTATGTATTTTATAGAATATATAAAGGTTAAGTTGGCCTTTGATGCTTGTATGGATGTTACTGGTGATACTGAATTGTTGCAGGTATTAGATAATAGAGAGCGCTTTGAGTGGATAAACGCAACTAACATTGATGCAAGACAGCAAAGAGTAAAAGAGGTTGATACTGGTGTTTTTATTGATGTAAGGAGATAAAGATGCCTCGTACAGTTCAGAAAAAGATTAAATTTTCAAAAGGTATGATAACACCGTCTTTGTTAGAAAGAACGGATTTACCTATGTATGACAGCTCTGCACAAGAGATTAAAAACTATATTTGTACGCCTTACGGTGGGTTTAGAACTCGTAGGGGTACTCGTAAAATACAAAAGTTAGACTTAGCTGAAAAGATTTACTTTAGCAGTGCAAGCGGACAAGGTACATTTTCAAGCAATAACTATGTAAGCGGTTCTTTATCTAGTTTAAATGATGGTGATACTATTGTTACCTTAGATATAGGCTCGGCAAATGTTAAAGCAGAAGCAAATATTTATTTAAGCAATATAAGACTGGATTATGGTTTACCTAGTTTGACAGCAGAGTTTACTGAAACAGGTGTACAATATCAAGCTGAATTAACAAGCGTAAGTATAATAGATGCCGGTAAAGGTTTTAACGGTACATTATCAGTAACCGGAAACGTACTGAGTGGCACAACTACAATTACACCTACAACAGATAACTTAGGACAGATAACCTCTGTAGCGTTTACGAGTGCTACATATAAATATTTACCTACAACTCCGCAAGATGTTCAAGTATCATCAATACCGCCTGAATGTGTAATAGGGTTTAGTGTATCGGCAGATGGTGTAAGATGGTCCGCTGAAGAAAAGCACACTATAACAAAAAATGTTATACCGTCAATTAAGCTGAAAACTAAAAATTGCCGGTATTTGAGAATAAAATACTATGGTGACGGTGTAAAAACTCAATTAAGAATTGATAATATCTATGCTAAGTATGAGTTTTACAAGCTCGTACCGTTTGTTTATAATACCACTCAAACAGATATGGTGGTTTTATCTGAAAAGAAGATATTGATATTTGAAAACGAAACTCTATCTAAGACTATCAATATATCATCAGGTCTTGAGTTTAAGAACTTGAGAGCTGTAAAGTATGCTCAAAATGAAGATGTTATTGTGTTTACAGAGGCAGGGGTTGCGCCTCGTGAATTAAGACGTACATCAAATGATTGGGTTTTTCAGACTTTTCCCTTGAAAAATATACCTTTTCATAATTTTAATGGAGAGGTAACAACGGCAAAAACGGTAGGTATAACTCCTAACTATGTACAAGGTGCAGTAACATTAACCGCTGATAGTGATGTTTTTGATGCAAACTATGTAGGACAGCAAATTGATGCTAATGGTGGCCGTTTTAAGGTAACAGAGTATGTAGATGCTAAAAAAATCATAGGTTATACAATTATACCTTTTCTCAATACTGATAAAATAACAAACTGGACTTATATTACAGGTTGGGAGCGTTGTTGGTCGGCGGCTCGTGGTTGGCCTATTACTTGCTTATTCTATCAACAAAGGCTATGGTTTGGTGGTTCATCTCAGAGGCCGTCAACTATATGGGCTTCTCGTACCGGTATTTATAACGACTTTAATAATGCCGGTAATTATGATAATGATAGTATCAATCAAGACTTAAATACTGAAAATCAGATAGTAAATTTACTCTCTAACCGTGGCTTACAAATATTCACTTCAGGAGATGAGTGGACAGCGGCAGAGGGTGCTTTAACGCCTAACGCCTTTACGGTTGTAAAGAATACATCAAACGGCTCAGATATAGGCTTGACACCGAAAAATCTCGGCGGTGTTACATTGTTTATTGAAAAGAATGGTAAATCACTCTTGAGCTATGTATATGACTACAATCAGGCGGCCTATAAAACTTCAAACATAGGAATCTTGAGCGCTTTAATCAATGAGCCGGTAGATATGGAAATTGATGATAACTCCTCGCTTGATGAGGGTGATTATCTGTATGTGGTACTCAAAGATGGTAGAATGTTAGTAACTTCAATTAACTTTGAGCAAGAGATAAACGCTTCAAGTATTTTTGAGGTTGTAGGTGAAATTCAATCAGTATGTAACCTTATTAACGAAACATATTTATTGGTAACAATCAATGATGATACTTACTTAGAGGTTATTGATGATAAAGTAAAAACAGATTTGACAATAGAGCAGTATGTAGGACAAACGATAACCGGCCTAAATGATTATGAGGGTAAATATATCAATGTATATACAGATGATGAGGACTTTGGTAAATATCTTGTTGAAAACGGTACTGTAACTCTGAGATATGAGGCAAACGCTAATTGTAAAATAGGCTTTACATACAGCTCACGCCTTATAAGTAATGATATAGCAATAAACGGCCGTAGTACATCTATGTACAAGAGAATAGCTAAAGCGGTAATAACGACTAATAAAACTAACAGAATAAAGCTCAACGGAGTAGAAAAAGTATCAAACAATGATATATTTGACTTTTTTGCTGTTAGTTCGTATGGTAAGAGAGTAAGGTTTATAATTGAAAGTGAATTTAACAGGGTAGAGGTATTATCGGTACTTTTACAAATTAACTATGGAGCAGGCTAATGGATTACAACGGATTATTAAGCACTATATCAGGTGATGATATAAACAGCTATGTAGGCGCTCAAACAATGGCTAGTGGGTTTGCTTCAATGGCAAACGCCTATATCAATTACGGAGCGCTGAAAGTAGAAGCCGGTAACTTAAATATACAGGCAACAGATAAATATTTACAAGCGGATCAAGTAGAACTACAAGCTCAAGAGAAAGCAAACGCTCTGAGAAAACAATTTATAGGTGCTATTGGTAATGCTCAGTATAATGCGGCCGCTCGTGGTGTAAAGGTGAGTTCGGCAAACTTACAACAGAACATAGAACGCTCAGCCGGTGAAATGGATGAGGATATACGCAAAACGAAGAAGTCGGCCGGTATGCAGGCTGATACTTTAAGGATGCAAGGGCAGAGTTTAAGAACTCAGGCTAAAATGGCTAAACAAGGTGCAAAATCGGCTCTTGTATCTGGTATATTGGGCGGTATATCTGATTTAGCTATGGGCTATGGAATATACAATAGTGGTTCAGTAGAAAATATGGGTGGTTCAAAATCAGGTAAAGCGCCTGTACCTACAAGAAAACCGACAAGGGGGTAATAATGAGAGCAGAGGGCGGACAAATATATCAGGGTAACAGATTTGAAACATCTGTAACGGAATCGGCAAGAGGGCGTGTTGATGTAAGTAATCTTGCAAATAAAGGCGTACAAGAACAGCTTGACCGAAACAAACAGGAAGCTTTACAGCTATACGAACAAGGCTTAAACTTGTCTATGTCGCAAAATATGAGTGAACTTTACACTAAATACGAAAACGACCCGACAAGTCTTGCGGCTGAAATGAATAAGCTCAATGAAAAAATGAGCGCTGAAATACCTGATAACAGGATGCGGATAGCTTTTAAGACAAACTTTTTAATGGAAAGTCAATCGTATGTTACGAGAGCAAGCAACAACTTTAAGCGTATTCAGGAAAAAAACAGACGTGACAGCTTAGAACGCTCTTTAATAGATAGGACTAAAATGCTTGATATGGCTTTTTATAATATGTTATCTCCTGACGGTACGCCTGATGATGTTACTAACTTCTTGCGAGCAAGGGAATCAATAAAAGGAATATTGAACTCAAGGAACGATGACGGCACTCTTATTTATAGCCCAAGTCAACAAGAAAGTGTTTTGAATGGATTGAGAAAATCACAATTAAGCAGTGTTAAGGGTTATTTTAATAATTTGCCTGACTATGCAAGAGAAAACTTTAGGATGGCATTAGAAAGCGGAAATGCCACTATAACCGGTGCAACTTTAGATGATAAGGGTGAAATAGAAAGCAAAGCTTTACCATTGAAAGATTTTCTTGATGAAGAAGCTATGCGAGATATTAAATTATATGTTAATGAATATCAGAACAAAGTAAAATCTAAAACGAAAAGCGGTAAAACGCCGGAACGCTCACAAGAAGAAACTATTGCAAACCTAGTGGCTCTTGATGAACTCAATACCATAAAAAGCTCTATGCAAGAAAAAAAACAATGGAAAACCGGCTTAAAAGTTGGAGATTTTATGGATTATAGAGATAAAATCAAAGAATACCGCATAAACGATATTATTGACGATAAAGAATATGCAAAGCTTATGGCTGAAACAGTCAACCCGTTATTGGATAGAATAAATACATACGACCCTGAAGAGGGAATACCTGACCCTTATATGGGCAAGGTTTATATGGCGGTTATGAAGAATATTGACCCTCACGATAGGTTTAGCCCTGAGAAAAAAGCATACATATTAAATCAAGCTTATGATATGTTACAGAAAAAGGATATAAACCCTAACGAAAGCTATGATAGCGACAATCAAAAGATTGTTGGGAATATTGCTAAACAGATAAGTCACGATTATGCTTTTGATTTAGACCCTGCATTATTGAATAAGAATGTTGATAAAGTTGTATTTGGCAGTAATATATTTGATTATAGCGAGGGCAAAGGTATTCAGAACGTAAAAGGAACGGAGGCAGAATATCGGAAAGCTCCTGACGGACATATATATAAAATCGTACGCAATAAGTATGGTGAGCCTATAAACAAAATTTTAGTGAGGTAATAATGGAAAATATTGATAACTGGGAAAAACTGACTAACGAACAAGTCGGAGTTTATTTATCTGATAAAAGAGATAGCATAAATGTAAGTCAATACGCAGACGGTACAGATACTCGTTATCAATACGAAACAGGGGTGCAAAATCAAAACCCTCATCAATACTTAGGCAAAATCAAACACAAGTATCAAGATATACATAGAAACCCATTGTCAACGTTTTCAAGGAACGCTTGGAACGGATTGTTACAGTTGCCGGAGGGAATCGGTGAAGAAGCAATAAATCTTGGTGAATTGGTAGATGTTAAGTTATTACGAGCGTTTGGCGGTGATGAAGAATTTGAAAAGCGCCTTAATGCCGGTGCAACAGCTTTAAGACAAAAACTGAAACATTGGTTTGATACATACCAGTTTGAGAACTCTGAACGAATTAAAGAAAATAAATTTGTGGCAGATTTAGGACAAGGTACAGGTAGTTTGTTTGCGGCGCTTGGATTAACCTTAGCAACAAAATCACCGAATGCGGCGGCAGGTGTGTTTGGTATAAGTCAAGCAGGAAACCTCACAAGCGAAATGAGGGAAAGAGGTGTAGATATAGACAAGGCAAATCAAGTCGGTATTTTAGGTGGTGCAATAGAGGGAAAACTAGAACAATTTGGACTTCATTTATGGATTGAAAACTATGCAACAAAGAAATTGGGAACGTTTTTAGCAAAACAAGGGCTTGTTGAATTTACGCAAGAGGCAAGTCAAACGGCGGCAGAAGAAACGCTTATGCGCACATTAGGCGAGCGCAAAGACAATAAAACGATTGTAGATATAGCTAAAGAGGTTATTTATTCGGGTATTATGGGCGGTATTATTGGTATAGGTGGTGGTGCTGTATCTATACCGGCAACACAAGCATTTAAGTCAAGAGCCACAAATACGCTTGTTGAAAATGGAATGACAGAAGAACAGGCAAATAGTCTTGTACAAGAGAGAATATACGGAACAGAAGAACAAAGGCAAGAATTATTAAATATTGTTAATGAAAGCGCAAAAGAATTACAAATTAAGAACGCCAAAAAGAAACTTATGGAATTAGGCGTAAAGGAAAGTAAAGCGCAAGAAATGGCGTATGATTTAGTTGTTACGCCTCAAGAGATGGGTGAGGACTTAGTTGAAACCTTAAACAAGGAAGCTGATAACGATACTTTATTAAACGGCTCCTATGAGGATGATGTAAAAGACTTCATAGAAAAGGAAAAGGTGGATATTGTTGCAGAGGCTTTTGATGTAAAACAGGAACTCAAAGACCGTTTTATGACAGAGGGCGGAGTACAAGAGGATGAAGCAGAAGCGGCGGCTACACTTGTTGAAAACTTTACACGCACAATATACAACGAAACAGGGGAAACTCCGAGAGAATACATAGAGCGCAAAGGCTTGAATGTGTTAGATGAACGATATCCGGCAGATGAGGATGAAGTTATTGATGAAAGCGAACTAACTGAAGAAGAAATTGCCCGACTTGATGCAAAAGAACAAGCAAGAATGGAAGAAGAAGATATACCGTTTTATCAAGAGAGCCTTGATATTGCAAGGGAGAACGAAAAACTTGATGCTGAAAATCCGGCTTATGATGGTGAAACTATCAATATTAACGGTGTTGATAAAACTGTTTATAACTCAGATGGAGAGCGTATAGCACAATCTGAAGCGGCTTTACGAAACTTTTATAATTGGTTTGGTGATAGTAAAGTAGTAGATAAACAAGGCAGACCGCTTGTTGTTTATCACGGTACAAATAAAAAATTTGATACGTTTGATAAAAGTAAAATAGGCAAAAAGCACAAAAATTTATATCAAGGAAAAGGATTTTATTTTACAAGTGAGTATTATGAAGCGCAAGGCTATGGTAAAAGATTGATGCCGGTATATCTGAAAATAGAAAATCCTGCATTAAGCGATTATAATATAAAACCTGAAAATGATGGTATATCAGCGGC